CTTGTTAAGTTAGACTGAAGTACCTGCTGTAGTCTAAATCCTAAGCGCTTAGAGCGCGTTTAAAACAAATATCCGTCTCATCCGTCTCTTCTTTGCTCTCTGTCCTCGAAACTGAAAACAGTGTGTCCAGTGATAGTAAAACATGTGCTCTTCGTAAAAATCCAGCAGCTCTCTCTTCTGTGTATAACGAAAATAGTAAAAGGCGGCCGTTGTGGCCGCCTTCTTTTTATTAGCCAATCAGTTCATATATCTCCTCTATCAGCCAAGCAACAGGGTCTTTATTCCAGTCATCTAAGTGGTCCTCAATGTCTCCGTAGTCCTCGGCCACGAACTTCATGCCGTTAATCTCGTACTCAATGCCGTGTTTAGCCTCCTTGATTATGGTCGCTTTTATCATTGAAATAGCCTCCTTTGTTTTTTGTGATGCCCGAGTGAAATCGGGCCTCGCGTCGTAAGTCAACAGGTGCGAAGCACTATGGAAAAATTTATTTATTGTAGATTATTAATGTGTCGCGGTGCAGGGTGCACCCGATACTTTAATGAGCTATAAGAAAAAAATATTTACATAGCTTGCCTGTTTACTTATGGCGTGAGGTCTGATAAGCTTGGGCAGCATGAAAAACGGAGGAGGTTATGAGATGATGAAAGTGACCGTGAGCGAGGAGGCTAAATGCGGTGTTGAGTGCGAGGTAAACGGCGTTAAGTTCATGGCCGGGGCCGAAGGAGATGTTGAGGACTGCGCAGATGGCTGGAATGAAGGCCCTGGCGCTTTGCTGGTAGTGGAGTGGTATGAATTGATGGCTAAAAAAGAGGCTGCTGCAGAGGCTGTTTTTTGCTATCTGAGGCGATACGTGGAAGAGTGAGCGGAAGGATTGCGCGAAGTGCGCGGGCTTGGATAGCGCGCAGGCGCTTGTTTGAGATTGAGAGAAAAAAAAGCAGCCCCGCCGAATAGGCGGGGCCTGTGGGGCTATTAGTTTCGTCTGCCTAGTAGATAGTCGGTGCTTGTGTCGTACAGGTCTGCGAGCTTTATGAGTGTGTCGACGTCTGGCTTGTGTTTGCCTGTTTCATATCCTTGGTAGGTGACTTGGTGTACTCTTAGTGTGTCTGCTACTTTTTGTTGTGTTAGGTGCTTGGCGGTTCTTTTCTCTTTTAGTCTGTTTGCTAGTGTTTCCATGATATCACCTCTTTAAGTATTATCTCACGGAATATAGAGTTAGTCAATATGGCTAAAAAAGCAATATAGAGTTTGTCTATATTTACGGCTTGCAATTATCATAGAGATAATCTATAATTAGAGGTGCCAAAAATAATTTTAAGGAGGCGTAACAATGGTCGCGACGTACGTAGGCAGTAGGTATTTCAAGTGGGTGAAGAACGGTGAGGAGCGCGAAGGAACGAACGTGTATCTGGTGAGGCCCTTCAAGGAGCATGAGAAGGAGGGCGCGGCGGGGGACCTGTGCGCGGTGGAGTATGTGTCCCGGGATTTCCGTCCGCAGCTGGCGGGGCTGGTACCTGGTGAGCAGGTGAATGTGAGCTATGAGCCGGGCTTCAAAGGCCAGGCCGTGCTTGATTCCATCTCCCCGGTGGAGCCGGGCGAACGCTCGGCGCTGGATGCCGTGGTGGTTCCGGGTAAGAAGTAGCTGTATAGGGCCGGTGCGTAGTGGCCGCTGCGTGCCGGCCTTTTACTGATTCGGGCCTGGAAGGGAGGTGTTATTGTGGGCGGTACTGCTTTTGACATGGCGGCGGTAAAGGCGGGGATTCAAACCTTGCTTTCGACGATCACGGGGCAGTTCACCATTTCGAACATTGCCGAGATCATCGGCATTGTCCTGGGCGGCGTGATCGGGTTGTTCCTGTTCTGGTGGGGCGCGCGCTGGGTAGTCAAGCGCATCACCGGCGCGTTCACGAAGGGGCGCTTGAGTCTGTAGTCTCCCCCCTGGGGCCGGTGCGTTGTTACCGCGACGTGTCGGCCCTTTCTCCTTTCCAGCGCCAGCCGCCCCCGCGGCGTGCCCTGAGGTGCGCTTCTTGTTAAGCGCCGAAGGGTGTGCGCCCCGCGAAGAGAGCAGGGGCCGGTAGGGCTAACGGCGTGAAGTGCGGCTTGCGGGAACGGACGTTCGGCGCGGGCGTTAATTGCAAAAGGAGGCTTTGCATGGCAAGGACTGACCGTAGTGAGTATTACCTTGACGAACTGTGGCCCAAGGCGTGGCACCGGATAGACAACGGCGTGCGCAGTATGCGTTCCTGGAAGAGGTGGCTGAAGGATCACCCGGGGTATATGCATTCCGAGGGCACGATGATTTACTGCGGCTCGCAGGGGGCCGGGAAAACGCTGTCGGCTGTGCGGTACCTGATGGCGCTGATGGCGCAATACCCGGCGGCTGTGGTTTGCACGAACGTGGGCCTGACCCGGTTCCCCTTCAACGCTTGTCTCGCGCCGGACCAGCCGCAAGGCTGGGCATATACGGCGCGAGATGGCGATGAAGGGGGTGGGGAGCCCGGGCGGCCGATTGTGGAGTATTCCGGGCTGGACTGCCTGAAGTATCTGAACAACGGTTACCAGGGCGTTATCTATCTCGTGGATGAGCTGCACCTGGAGCTAAATAGCCTTGAGAGTAAGAATATCGACATTGACGTAATGATCGAGATTTCGCAGCAGCGCAAGCAGCGCAAGCACATCATAGGCACAAGCCAGGAATATATGCGGCTCGCGAAACCTTTGCGTGAGCAGATCCGGGATCTTGTAGTCTGCAAGTGTTATATGGGCCGTTACCAGGTAAACAAGTGGGTGGACGGCGGCACGATAGTTGAGGACAACGGGAAGATTGTCGCGAAGGTGAAAAAGAAATCTTTTTTCTGGCACACCCCCGCGATGTATGCGGCTTACGATACTTACGCGAAAATGCAGCGGTATAACCAGGAATGGAAGGGCCGCGCGCGGGTGGAGTCTATTTATGCTCCTGAAGGCGGAAAAAATATACAACTGAAAGGCAAGGTGAGAACATGAGTGATTTAATCGCTGTGCTGGCTGAATACGTGGGGATATGCGCCGGGGTGTCTCTGTTCCTCGGCGTTAGTTCCATGCTTGTAGGGATGCTTCTGGGCGCGTTTACGGGGCGTAACGGCGGGGGGCGTGTTCTATGACAACGAACGCTATGGCGATGGTGGACCAAGTGTTGGCGGGCCATGGCGGCTATCCGCACTATTTCGCGCGTGAGATATATTATACCGGCACGCAGAACGGGCCTCACGTGGTTGTGTACCTTTCCAAGGAAATGCCCGTGTTGGCCGGGTTGAACGTGATATGGGTGGGTTCCGGCTTGCGTGTGGAGTGCTATACGAGCATGACGACGAATGCGGGGGCCCAGCGGTATGCGGTGTATTCTTTTGGCGGCGGGAATATTTCATGGGGCGTGCAGGACCTTGTGGTGAGTGACTGCCGTTCGACTTTGATAGGAGGAATCCAGTATGATGTACCCTCTTCGGTCAACTATCCGGGTATGCAGGCGGCTATGGCGTCGGCTGCGTCGAATGTGGCGATGGTTCTTTTGCTTGTCTTTGTGCTTATTGCTCAGTATTGGCGTATTTTCCGTTCCCGTTAGTGCCGCTGTGGGGGATATAGTTGTCCCTTCGTTTGGCAGTGACGCGACGCCTGATTATACCGGGCAAAGTTTGGGCGGCTTTTCGCAAATGAGAACGGTCAACACCGCGACGGCGTCCGGGGCTTTTAGGCCTTTGAGTTTTAAGCGGTTTGAAGATTTGTTGATCCCTTTGCCGGCTGTAGTTCGCGGGTATGGGACTCAAGCGTTGTCTACGTGGATTGCGCCGCCGCTAAGCCAAGGCGGGGTGTCGAATGAATGGCGCTGGGAGATGCCTTTTTCGGCTTATGGTTTTGCTGGCGGCAATGGTTACAGGGTAGAGATATCTAATTTCTGTGCAAACATTTCCAATGACTCGAGGTTCGAGCGCGGTGCTAAGTCCTGGATCGCTGTTGAGGTGGATGTCGTGGATGGTGATGGCATTCCGAGGCAATATGAGGAATGGCGTTTTAGCGCTGATACGGAACCTTACATATACACCGGGCCTGGTGCGAATTACCATGATGTGAGGTGTTTTAACTGGGATACGTTTTTTAATGAGGATTTTCAGTTTGAATTTGCGCTTGAGGATGGCGCTGATTATACGGGGTATATGCTTGCTTTCCGTGTGTCGATAATGATTGTTGGCTATGAGAGCTCGGAATATGGGGTTTCGAGCTATGCGCCTTGGTTTGGCTTTGATGGTGTTCTTGTCCGTCATATATCCTCTGCTGAAAGTGAATGGCAGGATGAGCAGCGCGGTTTCTGGGCCAGGATACTGGAATTCCTTCAGGGGATATGGGATGCGGTTAAGTCTATTCCTGAATTTATAGCTGAGTTGCCGCAAAAAATCTTGGACGGCCTGAAGTCGCTGTTCGTTCCTGGGGAAGGTGAGATTGAGGCAATTATATTGGACTATCAGGAATATGCTGAGGGGAAGCTAGGTTTTGTGGCTCAGCTTGTGAAGCTGATTCCGACAGTCATAGGGCCAATGCTGGAAGCTGGCGACGGTGATGTAATTATCGTGCTTCCCCGGGTTTATCTCTCTGGTGCTTTCGGCGGTATAGAGCTTTGGCAGGAGCAGGGGCTGAACCTTACGCAAGTAATAGCCGGCAACAACTGGCTTTCGCTGTTCTATGGGATGTATAAGGTATTGGCCTCGGTGCTGTTGCTGGGGCTGATATTGCGTTATATGTATCGGGTGATGCATGATATCCTGGGCCAGCAGGAGGAGGAATAGCATGGTTGTTGTGTTGTTGTTCAAGGTGATTTTTGGTATTTTGAAGCTGTTGCTACAGCCGATTAACTTTCCTGATTTTCCGGCGATTGATGATGTATACACGCTGGTAAGTTATGTTACAAATATGGCTTACAACATGGTGTATCTGATTATGCCCCGCGGCACGGTGTCGGTATTGTTTGGTGTTTTGATTGTCGTGATTGTTGTGCGGTACTCGTATAAGTTTGTGATGTGGGTTATCCGGAAGATACCTGGGGGGATGAGCTGACCCTCGGACCTTTCGTGCGCTTTAGCGCACGAAAGGGGAGGGGTCTGCTCCCCTGAAAGAATGTTCGACACGACATTAGTATTAATACTCGCGCGTAATACTCGCGCGCCCGCGCGTCTAACAAGGGGCGAAGTCATTCAATATATTGAATTTTACGCCCAGTGAGAGGAAAAGAATATGTCCTTAGATTACTTCGGCCAAAGCTCATTTAAGGATAAATGGAACGGTTTGGACCTGGTTTATTCGTGCGACAAAATTGTAATTACGGGTAGGTTTATCTTCGGCGCTATTGATTCCATGCTGGGCTATATGAAGCAGCTCTCCTACCAGGCGTACATAGCCCCTGAAGTCCCCTGGGGCTTCCACCTGCAAAACGTCCGCTTCTATGAAAAGCTCGCGGTTATGTGTTACCGGAACAATTTCATCCTTGAATTTTACAACGAGGTTAAGGAAAAGGTCTCCTTCTATTTCGCCGCTGGCTTCAATGGCAATAATGGTTTTGCCGAAACCTGGAAGCTGGAATTTAACCCCAACAAGATACTTACGAACTGCGGCCCGTGGATGCGGGAATTTTTGCTCAAGCTGAAAAGCAGTACCAGGGTGGTCGGCCTCATTAATTCCGTGGAGGTCAAAAGCTTTGACCTGGCCATAGATTTTCCCGTTGCCCGTGACTGCGTCCTCTACGACAAGGGCCAGCGTGTGCATAAGCTTTTCATGTATTCGGCCCTGAACCGCACGGACTACTACGGCGATTCCCACAAGCATGGCGCTACGAAAGTCTACAACAAGGCCCTTGAATCCGGCCTGGCCCGTGACCTCACACGTCTGGAGGTGACCTTGGAGCTTGATGATTTTGACAGCGTCCGGCACTACTTCGAAGGCTTGCGCGTTCTCCGGCATGGGCAAATGGCTATGAATGAGTTGGGGCTTCATCTGTCTCCGGATGACAAGATTTTCCTTGAGCTTCTTAATGTGCATCCTGAGTATTTTAGTCGGCTTAGTTTTAATCGCAAGAAAAAGTACAAGCCCTATCTTGAAGACTTCGTGCAACCCTTCGTGCTGAACCTGAAAGCTTTTAACCACGTGGCCTTGTGGGCGGCCTGGTTCCTTACAATGAACATAGGAGGTATTTTGGGTGATGGACGATAATTATGTTTTTGGTTGGGAGGAACAGTTGGTGCTGTTGGAAGATGGTGTGTCTGATCCGTGCGAGGCGTGTCCGCGCGTTGATGACCCTGAGCCGTGTCCGGCTGATTGTCCGGTATTTAGGTGGCCTGATGACTGATAGCGAAAAGCTGCTCTCTATCAGCTGTTTCATGATGAATGAGGGCCTGCGGGTGGATGACCATTACAGGACCACGCTGAGTTACCGGACTGTCCGGTGGCGTGAGTGTGACCAGCTGGACCTGCTGGAGCTGATCCAGCTGCAGGATAGGGTACAGTACTTCAATGAGCTTGACGCTGTGATCGGGAATATCCTGTACAGCCGTAACCAGGCCAGGCCTGTGTTTTATCCCTTGACGGGGCTCCGGTACGATGGTATAATGTAGCCATCCTGATGAAAGGAGAATGACGGGCTCATCTTCAATTGCTCGTATTTGCGTCCTAAGGGGCCTAGCGTCCCCTGAACTTCGGAAAATAGTGATT